GGCGTTGAGTACGGTGCGCAGTGGGCTGGTTCGTTCTTCCTCTACATTCAACGCCCGGAACTCTACGATGCGGCATGCACGGGAAGTCCTGCGGTTGCCCCAGACCAAGCGTTTACCGGAACACCCCACTACTGTGGCGTAGACGTGGGTACAGACTCGGACGGTACAGTATATGCAGTCGCGCACGCGGACGGCGATAAAGTTGTTGTAGACAACGTAGAGTGGTTTTACCCTGGGGTGGGTAAGTACGCGGATACCGACAGCCTCCCTTTCTTTGTCGAATCGGATGAGGGCTTCGACGGTTTGATTGTGGATCTCGCTAACTTCACAAGCCGCTTTCCCATTAAGAAAGGGATTACGGATCAGTGGAATGGCAAAGGCTTTTCGGAAATGGCAGTCCTTAACGGCTTGGGCTGGATGGACCACCATCATTACACGGATGTAGATAACTGGGCGATTGCTGAGTTGTTCACGAGTCTTCTACGAGAGGGTAACCTCGTACTTCCGAATATCCCGGAGGTTCACCAGAACATTAAGGATATGGAGCGGATCTTTAAAGACAAGCGGGTGGGTGACAAGAAGATGTATGCCGTACGTGCGCCGACGCCTGCGGAGGGGGATGTGTCTCCTAAGGGTCACGATGATATATGGTCAGCGGTGTCTCGCGCGGTAGTGCTAGTGTACGAAGAAGAGATTAAGACGGGACGGGCACGTAAGCGGGATGAGATGAAGGATAAGGTTCGAACTCGCAGGCGGGGTACCCCTCAAGATCAGTCTGTGCGTATGCAGCAGAAGGCGGCGCAGCAGGGGCGGCGGGGGCAGCGTGCCTCATCCATAGCTATTAGAAAGAGAAGGTAGGAGGCTGACATGCGCAAGCACAGCATTAGTATGTATGCCAAAGTTCTGCGGAGAATGGCAGAGCTAGAAGACGAAGACCTTACTGGTCTGGAAGACCAGCTCTATGACGAGGAAGAGATTCAGGAGGCGGAGATCGGGGTAATGACCGACGAGGAGCTTACTGAGTTGGACGACGAGATCGAAGAGCAGACGGACGTAGAAGACGAAGAGTTTGAGGAAGTGCCTGAGAATAAAGAGGGCGGAGAGTAAATGGATGCCCAGGCTGAGTACCTAACAGACTTTGCATCCAGGGCGAGTTCGTCTATTGAGGATTTTACCGACGAACTCGTAGAAATGGATGAGGCGTTAGTGGCGGTAGAAGCAGCGCTTTTGCAGGTTGCTGGTAGTATGGGGACGTTAGGGGAGAAATCCTTGCGTCCAATTGTGGATGAGATTAAGTTCGGGGTCTACACTACACAAGCGCGAGCAATTCGCAGGCTAGATCGCAGGAAGCGCGATTTAATTAACCACATGGGGGCAGTCGCAGGGTTAGTAGCGCAGGCCCGTAACTTTGTTCGTGAAGTAAAAGACGAGGCGTCAAAAGCCGTAGACAAGTACTAGGGGTAAATAATGGTGGAAAAGAAAGCGTCGGCGACAAAGACTGCGGGTACTACTAAAAAAGCTAGTGGTGCAAAGAAGGCTGCGGGGGAAAGACAGTTCCACGTAGCTGGATCTAACCCCGGCTTAACGGGCGACTCCAAGCAGGCTAATATGTTCTGGCCTGGAAGCATGTCGGGGCAAATGGGTAACTCGGATATCTCGCAGTTTGTCCCTGTCTATGCTCCGGGCATGGGCGCAGACGACGTGTTGGTGCCTGACGAGTACTTCGGTCTCAGGTCGATGTACCGCTATTTCTACAAGTGGGATGAGTACGTGGGTCAAGCCATTGACATCCACACTGAGATCCCAATGTCGCGCTTTATTCTCCTGCCCCCGAAGGCAGAGACCGAAGAAGGCCAGAAGATCACTAAGCGTGCAATGCGCATCTACGAGCACATGCGTGAGAACCTGAATCTCTTTGAACTTATGCTCAAGGCTTCGCACGAGTACTGGCTTATAGGCGAGTACTTTCTGTATCACGAGTACGATGAAGCCAACAAGATTTGGTCGAAGATCATAGTACTGGACCCGGATTACATGGAAGTAGAAACCGCGTCCTTGGGTGGCGACGAGGTTATCTACCTTGTTCCTGAGGCTACGTTAACGCAGCACATCACGGGCGGCATGGCGTCTCCAGGTCCCCGGACTATGGGACACGGTCAGGATTTCATGGAAGAGACGGAGCGCATGAAGACGCTTGTGGAAGAGTTGCCTGACCGGTGGCTGTCTGAAATAGAAGAGACGGGCAGGATTAGACTAAATACGGATCCGAGTAAAGGCTCGTTCGTCTACCACGCGAAGAGAAGCGCGTCGATTAAAGAGGAGCGAGGTAGCTCAATACTCAACCGTGTACTGCGCACCCTGATTTACAGGGATCAACTGCGGTCTGTGCAATCCATGATTAGCCAGCGTAATCTATCCAATATCCATTTAGTGTACAGCGAGACGACCGACACGGGGCTGGACGACGACCAGTTCAACATGCTTAAAGAGCAGGTTGACCTAGCGCTTAACACCCCTGACTTTACTATCGTTACGGACTTCCCAGTCGTGTGGCAGATCATTGGCGGCGAAAGCCGAATGATTGACTTGACGTCTGAGTACGATCAGACGACTGAGCGTCTAATGGTGGGCCTGGGCCTAACGCCCGAGATCCTCAAAGGCGAAGGCATGTACACGTCGGCCAGGATCTCTATTGAAATCCTGAACCTGCGGTACCAACTGTATATCCAACGGCTTAGCGAGTACATCGAGAAGTTTATTTTCAAGCCTATTGCTATTGTTAACAACTTCTCGGAAGAGGTTGTTGAAGAGGGCGACGGTCAAACCGCTACGTTCAAGAAGTACCTGTACCCGAAGGTATCGTTCTCGCGCACTACGCTCTACGACTCCGAGTCTGTGTTTGAGATGCTGTGGAACATGTATCTCAAGGGCTCACTAAGCATCAGGACAATTATGGATGTAGTGTCACTCGATTACGACATCGAGATGGATAAACTGGCTAAGGACATGTTCGGTCCCGCTGACACTAACTTCAACGAGATGATCGCGAACATGATGCAGACGCTACCCGACAAGCTCCTGGAGGAGACTAACCTCTTCGATCTCGTAATTGACAGGATGCAGAGCGCGGGTCTCCCCATTGAAATGAATGAGCCAGATGCGTCAGAGGGCGGAGAAGAAGGCCCTGGCGACATGGGTGGCGGAGAGTACGGAGACGAGAGTGGGGACGCCTCGCCCTCTGCGTACGATTCCCCGGAAACATACGAATCCCCTGAATCATACGAGCCTCCGGAGTCTTACGAGCCTCCGGAAGAGCCCGCAGCCGAAGAACCGGCAGAGCCAGAAGAGCCACTAACGCCGCTAACACCCCCTGAACCTCCGCCTGAGGCGGAAGAGCCGGAGCCTACTACAGACGAAGAATCTGAGGTTATTCCGGAAGAAGAGAGTACGCCGGAAGAGGAAATTGAGGGTGAAACACCTGAGTTAGAGGAGCCTGCGGAGGATACTACCGAGATAAATATCCACGTAGAGCCCGAGGAATCAGGCGACTTAGCTGGTGATAAAGTGGAGGTTACGCTACACTTAGATGAGTAGTAGGTAATTGTTCTGTTCTTTAGATAATGCTTTATCTTCTAATGAAGAGAGTAATTGCGTGTAGGGGTGTGTAATGCCAGCAGATGAAATTAAAATTCATAAGAAACCCAAGAACGGGCCTCCGCGCCACGACTTGAGGAAAATAGTAAATGACTCTGACGAGGTTAAAGACTTGAAGAAAGAAAAGTCTAAGGACAAACCGGAGAGTGAGCAGATGTTTAAGTTAAAGAAAGCTGAAGTCGCTGGCATTCTAAAAAATGCTGCGGATTGGAACCAACGTGAGAACTCGATCCAAGTAGGGGAGCGAGTAGTTTACCGCGCAGCGGGTCCAGGGAACGAGAGTTTCCCGGCTTTCATGTACGTAGTTACCGCCACATATCCAAAGGCGCGTAACGCCGAGTTACAGGCACCGAGCGGGGTCAAGATCATTGCTCATTACGATGAGATCTACACACGGGAAGATCTTGCACTCCATGTGAAGAAGCAGACGCTAGTAGAAGCGTTACGGACGATTCCCGTGAAGGAGTAAGTCATGTTTACGAAGATTGCGGTTACGGAGGACGTGTCAGTCGTAACCCCACAGCAATTCATAAGGGATGTGTACGGCAACCTTAAGATGGCTACGCAAAAAGAATTGAAGTACGCAGACTTCCTAGTCGATCCGATTGGGAGCTACGTGCTTTCACACTCTACGATTATCCCTTCAGTTAATGTCGAGGCGGATAAGGAATATCTCATTACCCCTGAGACAGCTCAGTTTGTAAATAAAAACGGTGACGCCTGGGAGCGTAGGCTCTTGGCGTCCACGTACCAGACGTTTGTCGGAAAACCTAACTACGTAAATCACGTTCAGATCGCTGAACTTTCTGTCGGAACTGTGTTGGATGCCGTGGCTATTGCCCACGATGATTCTCTGTACGTGCATCTCTTGGTGGCTACGCACCGGAAGCACTCGATTGCCAAGCGCATCATTGAGGGCTCCATCCATGCGATGTCGATGGGTGCGGACGTTCAGTTTACGATCTGCACTAAGTGTGGCAATGTCGCGGAGACAGAAGAGTCCTTGTGCGAGCACATCTTGTACGAGCGAGGCAGGCAGTTTAATGACGAGGCGGGTCGAGCGCGGGTAGTCGCAGAACTTTGCGGGCACCACACTCGCCTGGACTCGAACGTCTTTGTCGAAGCTTCTTGGGTGGAGGACCCGGCATTCATTATGGCGCAGACTCACGCAACTCTGTCAGTACCCGAGAATGTATTCACTATGCAGGATACGTTGCCTCCGACGCAGACGCGACCCGCAACTATCGAGCTGCGGTCGAGTAAAGCTGCGTTCGCAAAGGCAGCTGCGACTAAGAAGGTCTATCAGGCAGAGGACTTTGAGTTCTCGAAGACCAGCGACTTGGGCCAGCCTGTAGACGTCGATATCCCAATAGACGACGAGAAGGTGTGGGCCAACCTCCCGATTACGGAGTACCCGCGTCAGGACGATAACTTTGCGTGGCCGAACGATCCGGAGAAACCTCTGACAGAGACAGAGGTTCTACTCTCCAGCGATATTACTGCGCTGTTGAAGCTGGATCGCGCCGAGTCTTACCTGGAGATGCTGGGCATGATGGGTATGGTTAAGAAGGCGCATACGAAGTTTGGGACAGTAACGGAAGAGAATGTAAATGGTTTTATGGCTCAGTTCATGAACCTTCCGTTGAAGGCGAAGACCGCGATTACTGTTTACGTAATCGAATAATTTCTTGCGAGGGGCGGTGGTGTGTTACCCGAAAAGGGATGAGAGTTTTTTGACATTAAATACAGGAGTTTGAAGATGGCTACTAAGAGAACTATTGATCGTGACCGTCGGCGTCGTATGGAGCAGCGTAGAGCTGCTAGGCTCGAACGCCAAAAGCGAAGTGCAACTCGGAGTGACGCGCGTAAGGTGCGGATTGGAAAATCCCGCCTCTCCATCTCGGATCTTCCGGGCGAGAACACTGCTTTTCCGTCCTATAAGTCCAAGTCCTTGACGGACGTGGCTGAAGAGGGCCAGGGCAAAACCAAGGTCAAAGAGCCGGGTATCGACGACAGTGGACGCCACAAGCGTCTGTCACTTCGCGAGAGCCGCGCACTCGTGGCATCGCAGTTGGCTGTTGCGCTGTACCCTGACGGTAGTGAAGAGTACGTTACGCGTATGGCGAGCGAGATGTTTCAGCATTCGCCCACCGAGGTTCTTGCCACTGCTGGCGAGGCCGTGTTGAGTGCGGAGGAAGCCGACGAAGAAGACGACGAGTCAAATTTTGTCCCCTCTCCAGATTCTGTTGAAGAAGTATCCGAGGCAGGTGAGGGTGAAGCGGAGTCAGAGATCGAAGAGTTCGAGAAGACTCTGAGCAAGGTCGAAGAGGATAGAGGTTCTACCTTTATCTCTCCGAAGGCCCGTGCAGTTGTAGCGTCTGAAGTCATTGGCAGAGCTTTCGAAGCCATGGATGACGACGCGCTGCTCGAAGCTGCTTCAGGCGTTGCCCTCGAACTCTCCGACGAAACGATCTCTGAAATTGCCACCCTTATCGAGGCAGCGGAAGAGACTGGTGACGAGCCAGTCAAAGAAGCGGGCGAAGAGACCCTAGAAGAAGCCGCAGAAGAAATCGTCGAAGAGACGGAAGAAGCTGCGGAAGAGGTTGTTGAAGAAGCTCCTGAGGAGATTCTGGAAGACACTTCTGGGGAAACTCTTGAGGACGCTATCCCTGAGGCAGGCGAAGGTGATGACCTGGAAGTCATCGAGCTAGAGCTTCCGCTAGATACTGGTGCCGACGAAGGTGCTGGCGAAGAGCTAGAGGAAGAGTTCTTGGAAGAGACCGAGGAAGACTTAGGGTTGGCCGAAGCACTAGCCGCAGAAGCTGCGGAGTCTGGGGTTAATGAGTTTACCGTGGATTCTCTCTCTGACGAAGAGCGTCAGGAAGTAGATGAGATCCTGGCCTCTGAAGAGGTTCCTGTGCTGTTCGATACCATCGACGCGGCGTCTAGCCAGGATGTGATTAAGCAGGTAGCAAAAGCCGCTAAGGCGGAGAAAACTACCAGTGTGCTTGATCTACCGGCTGGCAAGACAGCTTCGAAGAAAATCTCCGACATGGAACTCTGGGCAACTGAGTAGGGCTACGCTTTGCTTTTTTTGTTGAACTCGTTGAAGCAGTATGCGGTCGGTTCGACCGTCAAAGCCTACTGTCCCGGAAGCTCTGGGTCGGAGACACGTTCTCCGAGCGAAACTACTGGTTGGGTAGGAATTTCCCAGCAAGGAATTGCAGTATGTCTGTAGCTCCTAGTGTAAGAGGAAAGGAACAGTAAATCCCTCTGTCGTTATCGTAAGAGTGGTTACTTTAAGAGCGGTTCCTTTACGGGAGCCGTTCTTTTTTGTTGTTAGGTGCGTAGTCCCTAATACTAAATAAGTAATGCTAGTGTCGGGTAGAATGTGCTATTCGACAGAATGAACGGAGGCCCGAATGATTCCTGAAGTAAGAACAATGGTGGGGGGCGCACGTATCGGCCATCTCGCATTGGCGACCGCAGCGTTTAGCATTGCTAACAATGCTGACTTGGTTGTCAATACGACTATGGGTGACGATACGCCGTCAGGACTCCTAGCAGGTCACATGGTGATCTCTAGTGCGTCCGGAGAGGTTGGCGTGGCAGCGGCTGGCGAAGCTGCTTTCGGCATCAATCTTTTCAACGTAAACAATCACGAAGTTGTTGGCTATGAAAATAACTTCACTGCTGCCAGCGAGAACATTACGTTCTTCACAGGCGTTGGAGCCCACTGCTCCGTCAATGTGTACGAGACGAAGACCGCAGCCTCTCGTACCACCACAGGCGATGTTCCGGTAGCCCCGGCGTACGCAGCGGGTCTGCCGCTGTACGTGTCGGCTAACGGTCTACTAACTACTGAAGATGAATCCACTGGAGTTATCGTAGCAACTGTTGTTGCTGTCGGCGGTGATTTCATGGAAATCCGGCTCGAAGTTTAGGAGGAGGTGACATTATGCGTAAAATCAGTAAAGCTCAGCAGCACGAACTAATTGGTCACCTAATCCAGTCGAAAGCTGGACGTCAAAAGTTGGCCGCATCCCTAACCCAGCCTCTCCGTTACGAGAGAGACTACTTTGCCATTGGCCGTAAGGTGATCTTCGCAGAGGATCTTCCGGACGGTGCATGGCCTGTCTATGACAAAGACGTTGACGTTCGCGCGTTCTTCATCTCTGAGACCGGCGATGCGGTAGCCTCTGTGCTATCCCCGACTAACGTCAGCTTCCCGCTATTTGAGATCGTGGCTCTCCCCGAGATCCCGATTACCCAGATTCAGGATCGGCGTTATGACCTCGTGACCCGCGCCAAGGACAAGGGCCGCAGTGAGATTTGCAAGAAGGAAGACGTTCGCGTGTTTTCCGTCATTGAGGCTGCTGCCGAAGATGCTTCGAATCCGAACAATGGCGGTGTGCCGCTTGCGGTTGCGTTCCTTGATTCAGCTGATCTGGCAGACGCTTTCTCGATGATTGAGCAGAACGATTTGCTTGTGGAGTGCATCAGTATCAATCCTAGGGATTATGCTGATATCCGTAAGTTTGATCGTGATGTTTTCGATCCGGAAACTCAGCGTGATGTACTGCGGACTGGCGTCCTTGGTACCATCTGGGGAGCCAAGGTCTTGACTTCAACCCGCGTTACCGCCGGTAAAGTTTTGATCACTGCGGAGCGTGAGACCGTTGGTCGCATGCCGGTTCGGTCAGACTTGACCGTTCTTTCGGCAGACGATCCGAAGAAGCGCACCATTGGTTTCTCGATGTTTGAGCGCCTTGGTTGCGGTATCCACAACATCGCAGGGACGGTAGAGATTGCAATTACTCGCATCTAGGCGGGTTTTAGCATTGAAGATAGAGACGGTCCCTTTACGGGGGCCGTCTTTTTTCGTATATTATGTGTAATAGTCTACTTATTGTGGGCTTAAAACATGGAGGGTGAAGATGGCTTTAGTCAAGATTGTGGAAAAGTTTCGAGCGAACCGGACTATTCGGGCGTACGGACCCGGCGGGAGAAAAGAGGGCCGCATCATTATTCCAGATGGGGAGCCAGTGTACGTGTATAAGGATGGGGTAGTCCGGGTTCTTGCATACTTGTACTCATATGCGGGGGCGAGACTATTTTATTTTTCGGACCTTTTTGATAGGCCCGACACTTTCGACGAGACTATTCTTAGGATTAACCAGAACCCGATTCTGGATGCCGCGTTGTACGCTGCGCCTAAGTCCGTAGTAAATGAGCCGACTTTTACTTCGAGTGAGAAGGCTGCAAAGCAGAAGGCTGCAAAGCAGAAGGCTGCAAAACCCTCGAAGGCTGCGGAGCGTTTGCCGGTTGTAGGGGATGTGGACCAAGAGGTGCAGATTGAGAGTAAGGTTAAGGATATTGTAGAGCCGAAGGGTAAGACGCCCGAGACGCCTGACATTTCTCGGACCAAGAAGTTGGGGACAGACGAGTTCCAGGAAGAGGCAGCCATTGTTAAGACTTTGGATGACCCGGCCAAATCGAAGTTTAGTGTCTCGCTAGAGACTGTCGAGGCTGAGATTGTTGATGACAAGGCAGCGACGGACTTAGGTGTTGAGGACGGTCCTGAGCTAGAACCCGAGGCAGGTAAGCTGGGCGTAGCAGGTGACGAAGACGCCGAGCCTGAGGTGAAGAAACCTCAGGCGAAGGTTGAGAAGCCCAAGGCAAAACCTAAGGGTCGCCCGAGAGCCAAGAAACCAGCTGGGGGCATCCAGGTAGACCTGAGCGTGAAGGTGCCGAAGGCCCCTAAGCCCAAGGCTACTAAAGCCAAGACTACTAAGCCGAAGGCTAAAACTACTAAATCGGAGTAGCGTATGTGGGAGCCGACGTCTGCTGAATTGGACTTCTCCGAGAGGAGGTTCTCTCTCGGAGAGTTACGTTTAATTTCTTTTGCTGGGATCGCTGCGTTTACTAAGAAGGCGTGGACGATAGGCCAGCTAGTACAGAAAACTCGTAACAAAGGGACGAAGAAGCGGGCGAAGAACTGTTCGGTTAAGCTCCTGCGCTTTGAGAAGAAAAAGTATCGGTGGCTTTACCGGGTTTCCTGCCGCGAGTCCTATTCGGCTCCGTACCACATTTGTAGATTTAAGGTGGACTCTTCGCCTACAAAA